GCTGCCGAAGCGGAGGCCAATGGCGTCCAAGCCCCACCCCCTGCGTACCAAGACACAGGCCCAATAGCACCCCCACCCCCCGCCACCCCGACTGCCGACGAACAGGCTGCGATCATCGAGCAACTGGCGACAGACCCGGTGTTGTTCGTCGAATCCATGCTTGGTGCCACCCCGCAAAAGTGGCAGGCGGACGCCTTGCGCGCCATCGCCAGTAAAGACCGTGTGGCGATTCGCTCCGGCCATGGCGTTGGCAAAACGGCGTTCCTGTCCTGGCTGGTTTTATGGTGGCTCCTTACCAGATTGCCAACCAAGGTGGTTTGCACAGCCAACACCGCGCACCAGTTATCTGACGTCTTGTGGTCTGAGATCGGGAAGTGGCACCGCAAGCTGCCCGAGGGAATGCGGCGCCTGTTGGAGATCAAGTCTGACAAGATCGAGTTGGCTGGCGTCCCCGACAGCTTTGCGGTGGCGCGCACCAGCCGCCGGGAGCAGCCGGAAGCTTTGCAGGGGTTCCACAGTGAGAACCTCCTCTTTGTGATTGACGAGGCATCTGGCGTCCCTGATATTGTGTTTGAGGTTGGTCAGGGTGCCTTGTCCACTGAGGGCGCCAAGGTGGTAATGACCGGGAACCCCACGCGCACCACGGGTTATTTTTATGATGCGTTCAACAAGAACCGCAAGCGGTGGTGGGGCAAGAAGGTCAGTTGTCACGATGCGGATACGGTGGACAAGGCTTTCTTAGAGGACATGGTGGCGCAGTATGGTGATGGGTCAAATCAGTATCGTGTACGCGTTCTTGGAGAGTTTCCTGCTGGAGATGATGATGCTCTTATTGCGCGACATCTTATAGAGACTGCCACCACGCGCCAGGTTGAGCCAAGCCAGACGGCGCCCGTGGTATGGGGCTTGGATGTGGCGCGGTTTGGCGATGACAGTACGACGCTGGCCAAGCGCCGGGGCAATGCGATCACCGAACCCATCAAGATGTGGCGCGGCAAAGACCTGATGGAAACGTGCGGCTTGATCAAGGTCGAGTGGGATGCGACGCCGGGCAGTATGCGACCCCAGGAAATCTTAGTCGATGTGATTGGCTTGGGCGCGGGTGTGGTGGATCGGCTGCGTGAATTGAACCTCCCCGTCCGTGGGATCAATGTGGCGGAGTTGCCAGCCTTGGATGGGCACCGGTTCAGCCGGTTAAGGGATGAATTGTGGTGGAAGGCCAGGGAGTGGTTTGAAGCCAGGGATTGCACCATTCCCAATGATGAGGCTTTGGTGGATGAGTTGTGTGGTCCGCTGTACACGGTGACGAGTGCGGGCAAGATACAGATTGAGCCGAAGGCGCAGATGAAGCGGCGGTTAGGGCGCAGCCCCGACAAGGCGGATGCTTTTTGTCTTACCTTCGCCACCACGGCAGCGGTGGTCAGTGGTGGTGGGTATTCGTTGAAGTGGGGCCAGCCATTGCGGCGCAATGTGAAGGGGGTTGTGTGAGGTATTATTGTATTTCGCTGCGTGAGACGCCTGAACGCACGGCGCGTGTGAAACAGGAATTTGAACGCGAGGGGGTGCCGGTAACTTGGGTCTGGGGAATCTACGGCAAGTCGATGCAGATCAAGTCTGAGATACCGATGCACTCGGATTACTTTGTGACGCGGGGTGCTACGGCTTTGGTGTTGAGTCATCACATGGCGTGGAACCTGGCGGAGCATGACGGAGCGGACGAGTTTATGGTGTTCGAGGATGATGTAGTATTACCGGAAAACTTTCTGGAAAAGTGGGCCGCTATCCGCGCCAAGGTGGATGATGATGTGGATGGGGTTTATTTGCAGAGTTGTTGTGTGGATGACCAGAAGTGGAAGCGCAAGCACAGGGACGAACTGTGGGATGTGAGATATCCGCTTTGCACGGCGGCTATTTGGTGGCGTGCGAGGGCCATTCCGACGCTGATTGAGTACACTAAGCCAGCGAATACGCCGGTTGATATTCTGTTGGAGCAGAAGGTGTTGCCCAAGTTGAAGGTGCTGACGGTGTTGCCCGAACTGGTCAGCCAGTTGACGTTGCAGGGTAAAATGTCGAGCGAGGTTCACGCATGAGTGATATGGCGCATTTGGGCGGCTATTATGAGGAAGGTGATGGGCACACGTTCACGCCGGATGTCTGGGGCTGGTTGCTGCTGGAATATGGTGTGGAATCGGTGATTGATGTCGGGTGTGGCACAGCGGTCAATTTGAAGTGGTTTCAGGATATGGGGTGTCGGGTGCTGGGGGTAGAGGGGCACCCAGACGCCATTCTGAAGGCGAAGTGCGGCCCGATTATCTTGCATGACTATACCAAGGGACCGCTGGACATTGGGCAGCGGTTTGACTTGTGTATTTCCACGGAGTTCGTGGAACACGTTGACGCCAAGTATGAGGCTAACTGGTTTGCCACCATGCGGTGTGCGGATCGGGTGTTGATGTGTCATGCGGTGCCGGGCCAGGGCGGGCACCACCATGTCAATGAGCAGACGGCGGAATACTGGGTGGAGAAGTTTGGCCAGCACGGCTTCCGTAATCTGGTGGTGGAGACGGCGATGTTTCAGGAGACAACGCGGCGCAAGCCAGCCCCTTGGGGGCGGAATACGCTAATGTTGTTCGAGAAGGTGGCATGATTTTAAGCCAGTTTCCTGGCGCGGAGCGTGTGGAGATCAAGCTGCCGAGTAAGATGGCGGCTTGTAATCCCTCGATTGCGTGGGATGGTGACAAGATCAGGGGGGTAGTGCGGACGGTGAATTACCGTTTGTTGCCCAGTGGGTCTATTTGGATCAAGGGCAGCGCCCCGGATACGGTAAATTGGTTGGTGGAGATGGATACCGCCAGCTTGGCGCAGTTATCGGCGGTCCAGATCGACGATACGGAGATCAGGCAGTCCCCCGTCTGCAAAGACGGCTTGGAGGATATGCGGCTGTTTGCCTGGAAGGGTGCCTGGTGGGGTTTGGCCAGCGGGCATTCCAGCCGAAATGATGCAAACACGATGGTTTTGGCGCCAGTTTCCCCGGTTATGACGGAGAAACAGGTGCTTTTGTCGCCAAATGGCGAGAAAAAGGAAAAGAACTGGGGCATTTATGTAGATGGGCAAGATTTGAAGCTAGTGCATTGGTTTTGCCCGGTTTCTGTGTACAAGTTTGGCGGTAGCCCGGTGTTAGAACCCATGTTTTACGGGGATGGTCGGGCAGATTTGGTGGGGTGGAGCGGGTCTAGTCAGATTGTACCGCATAAGGGCCGTTTGGTGACTTGTTTGCATCGCCGTTTTGGCAAGAAGAATGGCAAGAAGCCGATTTATTACGCGCACCGGCTGGTGGAGTATGATGTGGATACTTGGGATGTGACCAGGGTATCTCCCATTTTCTTGTTTGAGGCGGAGCAGATAGAGTTCAATTCGGGGTTGGTAATTACCCCGGAAAATGTGTTATTTAGCTACGGGGTCATGGATGCGGCGGCGGTTGTGTTGCGGTTGCCGATTGGGGCCTTGGACATGATTTTTGAGGGGCGGATTGGATGAAATCCCCAGCCTGGACGCGGAAAGCCGGAAAGAACCCCAGTGGTGGTTTGAATGAGGCTGGCCGTCGTTCTTATGAGGCGGCTAATCCGGGTTCTAATTTGAAGGCGCCGGTGAAGGCGGGGGGCAATCCTCGCCGGGCGAGTTTCTTGGCGCGGATGGGCAATATGCCTGGCCCGGAGCGTGATGCGAAGGGCGAACCGACGCGCCTGCTGAAATCGTTGCAGGCGTGGGGCGCTTCCAGTAAGGCGGACGCCAAGGCCAAGGCGAAGGCTATTTCGTCCCGTAACAAGGAGAAATCCAAATGAGCCGCCAGATGAAGGATGATACGGGGCACGTTATTCATCAGGTTTTCGAGATGAATGGTGTCCATGTGATCAATAACCCCACCACCAGCACACAAACTTCGGCTTTTGGCGCGCAGACAACGGCGGTTCGGGTGGCGACTACGGGGCACCATGTTCATATTGCGATTAATGGCAATCCGACGGCTACGGATCAATCCACTATGCTGCCTTCTAATTGGGTTGAAATTTTCGCGGTTAAACCAGGGTGGAAGTTGGCGGCGATTAAAGGTTCCGGTGGTGGCAGTCCGATTGTTTCTGTTACGGAGTTGGTATGATGCAGTGCCCCAAGGCCACCTATGATCTTGAAGAGAATGTGGAGTATCGTGATCGGGCGTTTAAGGACTTCGGTTATGGTCCTGCGAACCCGAATAGCGAGGATGACTTCTTCTGGAAACTCCGGGCGCAGGAATGGAATACGTCTGCTGATGAGGCTAAGACGATGCGGTGTGGTAATTGCGCCGCGTTCATCCAGACCCCGGAAATGATGGCTTGTATTGTTAAGGGCATCCAGGGGGAAGAGAGCAACGATGAGACGTATGCGCCCGAAGTATCTAAGGCGGCGGACTTGGGCTATTGTGAATTGTTGGAGTTCAAATGTGCGGCATCGCGCACTTGTAGCGCGTGGTTAGTTGGTGGGCCGATTACCAAGCCGATCTTT